AAGAAGGGCTACTCTAATTATACCCAAGGGTGTAGATGAGAATTATAAAACAGCTTTTCCAGAATTAGGAGAGCAACCAAAAACAAATGATGTAAAACCAGGTGATTTAATTATTGGTATTAAAATAGATAAACATAGGTATTTTGAAAGAAAAGGTGACGATTTGTATTATAAAAAACAAATATCATTTGTTAATTCAATCGTTGGAGAAAAATTTAAAATATCATATTTCAATGAAATTGTAGAAATAGATACTATGAAATTTGGTGTAGTACATAATTCTAAGAAATATTTAGTTGAAGGCAAGGGATTGCCAACATTGAACGGGAAAAGTAAAGGAAATATGTATATTGAATTTGTTATTGATTATCCAAAAATTAAAAACATAGAAAAAGTAGATAAATTACGCGAAGCATTAAATGATGTATTTATATAGTTGCGCTATTTTTATTGTGTTCAATCGCATATAAAATATTATATATTGGTGATAATTCAGTTGTATAATCAAAACCAAATTTTTTAACAAACTTAGCTAATTTCTTAGCATAAACATTATCTAATATTTTTCTATTATCTGGTGTTGCAACAATATATAAATAATTATCATCAGTAATTATTTTTTTATTTATATAAAATAGTTTTCCTCCATTATCATATTGTAAGAAACTAGTATCTAATTTTTCTAAACTAAAATATGAGAATCCGTTGGATAAAAAAGATTTATCGGAATTATAATCAGAAAAAATAAGACCTTCAACATTTTCTGGTTTACCAAAATATACATTAGTAATTTCTTTTATAAAATTATACTCAAAACATATACTATAATTATTAAGAATATCATTTGCCAATTTTTTTTGTATTATATAAACTCTATAAACATAGGGATTTTCATATGATTTATTGATTTGTATTGTATCTTCTATCTCTCTACATCTTTTTATTTTGCTCGCATCTCTGTAAACTAAATCTCTATAAAATATATATAATATAACAATAACAATAAATATAAATAACAAATTAATAAAATGTTGATAATATGGTATTTTATATGTATTATTTTTAATTAATGATAGAGTATAAAATACATATTGAGATTTCGCCTCAATATTTAATAATATTTTTTCATATGCGTCAAATATTAAATTGACTAAATTACTATTACTCATTATAATCTACTTTTATAATGATATTTTATCTTTATTTTTATTAGCAAATAGAATATTATATATAATTGAAGTATTATAAGATTTATTTTTAGAAAACTCTTTTGTAAATTCTATTAATTTATTTGCTGTATATGTTTTTATAATTTTACCATCCTTATCTACACATACAAATTTATAATTAGAACTATTTAATGATTCCATATTGATATTATCAATTGACATTCCATTCATTGTATTTAAATCGAAATAGTTGAAATTTTTATAATTACTTTTATTTTGCTTATACATTAAAGCTCTTTTATATAATTCTGAATTTTTAATTAGATTTATTTTGGCTAATTTCATCGTTTTATATGATGAAATTTCTAATAATAAATTTAATTCATTATATAACATTTTAATATAAGTTTTAATTTTTTCAATATCACTTGTATTTTCATATATTTTATTATTGTATTTACTAAATAATTTGATTGCTTTTTCTGCTTTTTCAACATCATATATTTTAATAAATTCAATAATTTCATTTTTAATACTATTATTATTATCAAATATATCAATTAAAATAATATTGAGATTTTTATCGTTAATTTTATCACTTTTATTTACTAAATCATATAATTTATTATAATTATTTAAATATTTATTTTTAATATTTTGTTCATTACCATTACTCTCTACATTTTCTAATATTTCCACAATATTTAATATTTTATCATATTCAGGTCCCATTGAATTGAATACATTATTGTCTGATCCATTATCTGTACCATATTGTATTTTAGTTGTTTTAGATTTAAAATTATAAACTATTTTAATTAAAAAATTATGTGATGATAAAGATATTTTATTATGATTAATTATTATAATATTATATATATATGGTGTTTTGCTAACCTTGTTTTCTTCGATTATATTTGTTATATTATTACAATTTGATATCTTTATGGCCTTTTTATAAACGGAATTCCAATATAATACAATTGATATTATCATAACAATAAATATAAATGTAAAATTAAATAATATATCATAATATTTTATATTTGATTTGTAAACATCATATAATTGATAATGTATTGTGTAATAATATAACTGTAAAATATTTTGTTCTTTTATATAAGTATAAATATATGCAATTACTATTAATATTGCAACAGCAAATATTAGATACTTAAATATTTCCATACTCTACTTTTAATAAGATATAAAAGACTTTAAATATTATTTTTTTTAGATACCATTGATTGTAATGATATTTTGCTAGTTACTGTATTATTATCACCAATAATACTTGAAATTTCATTATCATCCACATCAGGTGTTATTATTTTTAAAGTTTTATACAAAGCTGCTTCGTCGCTATGTTTATAACTTTTATATGCACCAATATAGTAATTATCTTTCATTTTATAATAATCTTTTAAATCATTATAATAATCATCATCAATATGCTCTTTATTTTCAGAAAAATTCTCAACAACTTTTTTATCAGTAAATTTTTCTAATAAATTATTTCTATATTCTTTCATAGAATTTTGCAATATTGAAATTAGTTCATTACTATATTTGTTAAAAATTTTTTTAAAAGGGATTCTATTTAAAATAGCATTAAATATTGGAGTTAATTCTTTAAATGGTGATACTTTTTTTAAAAAAAAAGGGAAACCCCCTAATATTAGCCAAATTATCATTAAAAATAAAATTACAATAGTAATTATAAAAAACAGCCCTGCCCATATAACCATCATTGGCCCTGCTGTGATAAAATCATAACCATGTGAAAGTGGCCCGATAATAGGTGAATTATAACTTATTGAATAATCCTTTGTTTCTTCAAAAACATAAGTTACCTTTATAAATATCCAAAATATACCAAATAGTATTTTTGATATCAATATATATAGGCAAAAAATCCATAAATATACCATGATATTAACAATATTTAATTTAGCTGCCATTTTTTATAATGCTTCTTTAATTAATTAAAGTATAATTATTGTGTATCAATTATATATGTCAGTGTTTTTATTAATTCAATATTTTGTTTTTCAAGATAATTTAAATAAACATTATATTCTTGAATAATTTCAGATATTAATTTATCAATAATGCATTTATAATCAATATAATTGATCTTGAATTCTTGGAATATATTATATATATTTTCACTGAACATATTATTATATTTTTTTTCTTTTATCAAAGATATTATATCAGATTCAATATATGTGAGTTTTTTTATAGCATCTTGATTGCCATAAAAGTTATCATTTATAATATTCTCAAATTTATTATTAATAATATCAATAAAAGACATATATGTCTAATATCAAAGATATTGTGACATTAATATATATCAATCTTCATTTTTTTATTTAATGAGAACAAATTATATAAAAATTGATTATTAACCATATTATAAGGTTAATTAAATAATGTCTTTGAAAAAAGCGTGTATCAATTGTCCTAAGATGTTTTACACAGGAAATGAACAATCACCACTACACTTTGGATTGTCAGCAGAAGGTTACGAGTTAAATGCTGCTATGGAAGGGTTTGATAAACAATTATGGATTGTTGATGTTAAAAATGGAAAAAAAGTATGGATAAGAAAAGATAGTATTATAAGAATTACAAAAGAAGAACCATTGATTAAAGACAAAGAAGAACCAAATAAAACTCTTGATATAAAAGATAAAAATCAAAATAGTCCAACCGATTACAATATTTATATTAAATATAGATTATTTGTCCTCAAAAATGAACCAAATGAAAATACAAATAAAAGTAATTTTGATTTAGTCAGACAAGAATGGCAAGATATCAAAAAAGATAATAATAAGTTAAAAGAAATTATGAAAAGTGCAAAAAAATGGTTTGAAGAATCAAAAGATACTTTGCCGAAAAAATCTAGACAAAAAGCAAGTAAAAATTGATAGCGTCATATATTTAAATATAAGACATATAATAACATTTATACTAATGAATATCGTATCTTTAAACAAGAATAATAATATTATTCTTATTGATTGCAGCTACTATATTTTTCATAGATATTTTGCAACATTTAGATGGTTCTCTTTTCAAAAAATAGAAATTGATATTAATGATATTGTTGAAAATGATATATTTATAAATGCTTTTTATAAACATATCAATAATGATATTAAGAAAATATGTAAATATTGGAAGACGACTAAAGATAATATAGTACTATGCAATGATTGTGTAAGAAGCGATATTTGGAGAAATGATTTATATGATAAATATAAATCTACGCGAACACAGAAAAATAATTTTAACAAAAAAATTTTTCAAATATTTGGCGAATATATTAAGCATTTGGAAATTAAAAATCTATCATCAGACCGTCTTGAAGGTGATGACATAGTTTACATTACGCAAAAAAATATTAAAAATTCTACAACAAAAAATATTGTTATAATTACAAATGATAACGATTTCCTACAATTAGTAGATAAAAACGTAATTATTTATAATATGCAATTCAAAGAGTTGAAAAAGCGAGGATATGATGACCCAAAGATTGATTTACAATTTAAAGCTATATATGGTGATCGTAGTGATAATATTCCAAAAATTTCGAGTAATATAACAAAAGATAAGGCACTTATGTTAGCGAAAATGACTGATGATGAACGAGAGAAATATTTAACAGAAAATAACATAATAGATAAATATAATTTTAATTTATCTCTTGTATCTTTTGAGAAAATCCCAGATGAATATATTGCGAAATATAATGAAAATATCTCTATAATTTTGGCATAAATATGTTATATTATAATTAAAAATTGATTGTTGTATTTATTTTATATTTTATTATCAAAACAATGATGAATAAAGTATGCAACCTCGTACCACAGAATAGTACTCCCGAATATGAAATTGCCAGGCTCGCAACTTGTAACTGTTGCTCAGCACACAAAAATAACAAACCGAGTGCTCTCGGTCCATGGATAGAACTTCAAATGGGTCATGCTAATTCGGATATCACAAATAAGGATAAATTTGGTTTAATAAAATGTACTTGTGATTGCCGACATAAAGCCAGGTTTATCTGTCGCAAATATTGTATTGCATAATTATATAATATATGTGTATATGTGTTATATATTTTTTATATAAAGTGATATTTATTAATATCATTAAATGATTTTAAAAAATATTAATTTATTAGTTACAGGAGGTTGTGGATTTATTGGTTCAAATTTTTGTAATTTTATTTGTGATAAAGTTAATAAATTAGTTATAATAGATAAAATTACTTATGCAGGTAATAAAGACAATATTAAAAATATTTTAAATAAAAATGATGTAATATTGATAGAAGAAGATATAATATATCATAATTTTCAAAAAACATATGAAAAATATAATATAAATTATATTGTTC